ACTTAAGCCATAGTTAGCTCTTACTAATTTACAGTACACTGCAGCTTGCAACCAGTACTTATAATACTCTATGGTCTCTGGGAAATCTTGTAGCAGTTTTCCACTAGTCTTAAGGTCATTAATATAAATCACTTTGTTAGGGTGATCAATGTTAATGTTATCTACAAAACCTCTAAGACCGAAGTCATACTGTGTGTCCATTACAAATGGTACCTCGCTCATACTAAAGGGACCCCCTATATTGAGCAAGCTTGTAATCTTCTCATTAGATCTTACGATCTCAGCATAACCTTTTACTTTGTTCAGGGTTTCCTCGTCTATAACAGCCTTGTCACCCTTTGTAGTTAAGAAGTTATAGTAACTTATACTTGCGTCAGTAACTACCTTCTCAACTCTTTGCGCATCAGTCTTGAGACTCTGATACAGATTGATCTCCTTTAATATCTCAAGGATGTCAAACTCATTCTGCTCCAAAGATAAGTTAGTAGTCCCATTAATCAAGGCTCTTGTGAATACCTTGTCAACAACATTCTTAATGCTGTCACCCGGCAAATTTACCGGGGACACCACATACTTATCATGAAACTTATCCTCCTCTAGGAGAAGACAGTGAAGCAAGCTACCTTCAATCAGGTGCTGCTCCATCTTGTCCTCTCTTTGGTTCAGGATATAGTGTTTATAAAATGCACTTGGGGCAAACAATAACTTGTTGAACCCGGAGTAACTAAAGTGAAACTTCTTCTTGTAGAAGTTCTCCTCCGCTTGGAAATCTATCATTTTGTTTATTTAAAAGTTTATCTACCTTGACTTGTACATCCGCAGTTAGTCTAACATCTACAACCTCATAGTTACTACTAAAAGTTCTAGCCTCCTGTAATACACTAGCCTTAATCGTATCCAATAGTTCTTGGGTCAGTAACCCTTTGTCTATAGATACATCTAGGATAGCATCTTTATCCCAACGGTACTTGTTATAACCAAGCCAGTTAGTCAAAGACTTAAAGCCTACAGTATTTCTATACTTGTGATTGTAGATAGCGTTTCTACCAAATTCTTCAAGTAGTAATGCTAGATAGACAAAGCTTTTCTCATAGTTACAACCGGCCATAATGGTCATAGCAACTAAGTGATTGTCCTTGTCCATACTAGTTAGCATAGTTCTCAAAGATTCAAAGGCATCCCTATCAATAACTGTGTCACCAATAAGATTGTTAAATTCTTCTTGTGAATAAACATTACTAAGATTTGAACTATTAAGTAAGAAGTCATCTATTACCGTTGTTATATACTCACCGTAATAGTCTCCACTTCTAAATGAACCACCTTGTAACGCTGTACCATAAAGACTTTTAAGTGGATGTGCATGATTACTTACATAAAATTGTGCAATAGCAGATCTGTCTATAATAACATGCTTGCCTGTGTAAGTAGCTAGCTTCTCTGTAATATTATGTACATTACCTCCAGTTTTAAAACCATTAGCAAATGGGATTATATCAGAAGTTTTTACATAATACAGGTGCTTTGTGTCTAGACCTGCCTCTATAGAATCTACACCTGCAATAATAATATCTGCAGCATCCCTATCTCTAACAGTCTTGATCTTCTTCTCCTCCAAGAAAGGCTTAGCCTTATCTCTAGGAATACTGCACTTAGGTGCGAAGTAAATTGTTTTTACATTAGTAAGATCTAGCTTCTTATCAGCAGTTGCCTGCTTAAATGCTTTCATATACTCATTCTCATGCCAGCGGTAATGTAGATATTTTTTCTTATCATCTACTAGTACGCGGCTAGGTATAAGTACTAGCTCATTATTACTTACAGTAAGTGTTAGTTGTTCTTGTATCATAATTAAAATGGTAATGGATCCTCGGTTTTAGGATCCTCTTTAGGTTTATTTTCCTCCATAAACTCTTGATAAGTCTTGGCCCAGGAAGCTGTAAGCTTTACAAACTTTCTTGCCTCATCAGAGAGGTTGTCTTTAATATTCTCTTCAATGGTATCCATAATAAGATTATCATAGATCTCCTCAGTTAACCAACCTTTCTTTAGGAATAGTTTTATAGCTGCGGGATAACTAGTGTATCTGAGATTGTTAAAGTCTAACTTATCATGCATGATTTTAATATTAGCATTGCTCATAGCATTAGTCACCTGATAATAATCTTCTTTAAGAAGCTTATAGATGTAATACATAGATGCTTCATAGTTACAATTGAATACCATTTCTGCGGCTACTGTGCGATTCTCCATATCAGAGTTAAACATGGTAGTCAAAGTCCGATATACAGAATCATCTATGGTAATACGCTCTATAGAATTAAAGACTAGGTCTTCATCTATAACAGGTGTCTTCATAGATAGAATACGGTATAACATCTCTACAGTTCTTGGGTGCAAGAAGTTATATGTCCATTCATTATTATGTAGGGGTGACCAAGAATCATAATAGCGGTAGTATGCTTTAGAGAATACCATCCAGTTCTCGGTATCCATTATAGTATTGAAGACGCCACCTTTTAATTTTATCTTCTCCCTGCTAAAGTCATCAGGCATATCATACCTCATAACAGGACAAGCGCTAGCTATGAGAGCATTAGGAACTTGCTGATCCGCATTACCTCTACTCACATTATTACTGTGACCGATAAAGAAATCTGCTTTAGATACATCATTAGTAATGGTCCAGTTATTTATACGAGCAATGTCTCTCAACTGAGAAACACTATATTTACAACCGGGTATAACATACCCTTTAGATTTAGCAGGAAGAGAAACTAATGCACCCCCCTTGAGGAGTGCATTAATCTTTTCCACTGAATCATCATCTACAGTATATAGCCATGTTTGTGGAAGTGGTTTATGCTTCCTATCTACACTGGCATATCTTACCTTTTGTTTAATAAATGGTAATTGCTTCAGCATGGTGTCTGTAACATTACCGAGATTCAAATCCATTTTCATTACTTAACTGCGATAGCAGCGATGTTAGCGTTTAACATTAACTTGGTATACTTCTTACTTCCGTTAAGGATACCTTTGATAATAGCATACTTAAGGTCATTAGTAAAGATGTCCTTGTCAGTGATGAAGTTAGTAACACGGTCAATGATCTTCTGATCTACAGTGTTATCTGTGCTATAGTGAACCGCATAGTTAGTGAAGCGCAATGCCAAGATACTAGCAATGTCTGCACGGTATGCATCATCCTTACCAACACAGTTATTCATCTGACCCTTAACATACTCCCAGCTGTTGTTAGTCAACATGTCCTTAGGAGTAATCAACTTGTCCAACTTGTTGTTAATGAATGTAGTAAATAGAGTAGCAAACTCGCTACCTACACTACCCTCACCAATCATTTGGATAA